AGCAACCCAAATTTAAGTTCTTCCTTGATCCAGAAAGTCGCTTCAAGGACAACATTGAGGTCGCTGGATTGTTGCTCTGCAAGATGCCTGAAGACTTTGTTGAGCAGCGTGGTGCTTACTACGCCAAGCAGACAAAGGACAACATGACTGCTGTGGACAACAACTTCATGAAGGAAAACGATCCGAGGATGCCGCTTTTCTCTGAGAAGCAAACCAAGGTTCGTTTTGGCAAAGGCAATTAACTAGGAGTCTCACATGTCTTACCCCTCCGTTGACGGCCCTTACGGGCTTGTTCCGATCAATCTGATCGGCGGTCAGGTGTTTGCCGGTGCAACTCGTCAGATCCCCATTGCATCTGCTTCTGCTACGGCCATCTTTTATGGTGACGTTGTGAAGCTGGCTGACACTGGTCTTCTGACGAAAGAAACCGGCACTGCAACCGCGACCCCGGTTGGTGTGTTTCTTGGCTGTTCGTACACTGACGCTACGTTTGGCAAGGTGTTTCGACAGTTTTACCCCGGTGCTATTACTGCAAGCGACATTGTTGCGTATGTGCAGGACGATCCGGATGCACTGTTCAAAGTAGCCGTGACGAGTGCTGGAACCTCGACGATCAGCTATGTGAATCGCACCGCTGTTGGCAACAACTCGGCGCTGATTCAAGGTACTGGTTCGACGACCACTGGCAACTCGGCTGTTTCGATCAGCGCGACGACTGCGACCACGGCTACGCTGCCGGTTCGCGTCATCGACGTTGTACCCGAGACGGCGATTGCTGGCTATCCCGGCTCGTACACGGAAGTGATCGTGAAGTGGAATGCACCTAACGTCACTAGTCAAACTGTCGCAGGCGGGCATCAGTATCTGAACCCGACCGGCGTTTAAGGAGTGACAAATGGCTATTTCACGCGCACAACTACTGAAAGAGCTGCTCCCTGGACTGAACGCTTTGTTCGGCATGGAGTACGCCCGCTATGGCGAAGAGCACAAGGAGATTTTCGAGACCGAAAGCTCCGAGCGTTCGTTTGAAGAGGAAACCAAACTGTCTGGATTCTCGGCCGCCCCGGTCAAGAACGAGGGCAGCGCGATTGCCTACGATAACGGCCAAGAGGCTTGGACCGCACGCTACACGCACGAGACGATCGCTCTCGGTTTCTCGCTGACGGAAGAGGCCATCGAGGACAACCTCTATGACTCCCTGTCGTCGCGTTACACGAAGGCTCTTGCCCGTGCTATGGCGTACACCAAGCAGACCAAGGCTGCTGCGGTTCTGAACAACGGCTTCAATTCCACCTACAAAGGTGGGGATGGCGTCGAACTGTTCAGCACCGCGCATCCGCTGGTGTCTGGTGGCACCAACTCCAACGAGCCCTCGACCCCGGCAGACCTGAACGAAACCTCCCTTGAGGCGGCTGTCATTCAGATCGCTGGCTGGACCGATGAGCGTGGACTGCTGATTGCGGCCAAACCCCGCAAGCTGATCGTCCCTCCGTCGCTTCAGTTCGTTGCAACCCGCCTGCTCGAAACCGAGTTGCGTGTTGGTACGACTGACAACGACGTAAACGCTCTGAAGACCAACGGGTCGATTCCCGATGGCTACCGTGTCAACCACTTCTTGACTGACCCGGACGCCTGGTTCCTCACCACCGACGTTCCCAACGGACTGAAGCACTTCGTGCGGACTCCGATGAGCACCTCGATGGACGGAGACTTTGATACCGGTAACGTGCGCTACAAGGCGCGTGAGAGGTATAGCTTTGGCTGGAGCGATCCGCTTGGGGTCTTCGGAAGCCCTGGCGCGTAAGCCAAGCAAAATCAAGCACTTACGGTGTTTGGAAGCCCTCTTCGGAGGGCTTTTTTGTGCCTATTTGCAGAACATCCGGTACCTGTGGTACATTAGCTTCAGTTGATTTATAACTATGGAGCAAATCATGACCCAGGTGATCTACAAGATTGTGAATTTGGTGAATGACAAGTTTTACGTGGGAAGCACGGTGCACAAAAAGGTGCGTTTCCGACAGCATCGCAAACTTCTTCGAGGCAATCGTCATCATTGCAAACACCTGCAAGCAGCATGGAACAAATACGGTGAAGAGAAGTTTGACTTCCGTGTGATTGAGGAGGTGCCAGATCAGGTCTCATTGCATGAAGTAGAGACGCGGTACTTGATGGAGCATGTTGGCAAGCCTTACTGCTACAACAGCGGGTGGTCTGCAAATGCTCCTTGGCGTAATGCCCCCCCAGAGGTTACGCCTTGTTATGGGCGAGAGCGACCACCTGAAGAGCGATCAAAGATTTCGGCCAGTCTTAAAGAGTTCTATGCTGAGAATTACTTCAATCATCCGCGTGTTGGTAAGACCCATTCTGACGAAACCAAAGAACGTATTCGACAAGCAAAGTTAGCCAACCCAACCCGGGCGTGGCTCAACAAGTCACGGTCTGAAGAAACCAAAGCCAAAATAGGTGAATCGCAACGCGGCAAACCAAAAGGCCAAGGTCGCAAAGTTTCACCGGAAGGTTTAGCGAAGATCAAGGCGGCGGCTGAGGCTGGTCACTATAGCCACTGGCAAGGTCGGCAGCACACCGAAGAGTCGCGTGCAAAGATGTCTAAACCAATTTTGGTTTTACCTGACAACATTACCTTTCCCAGCCTTACTGCCGTGTTAGAACGGTATGAACTGAAGATGCCAACACTTCGTCGGGCCTTGGTGAGCGGCAAGCCAATCTCTAAAGGACGGCTTACCGGCTACTCATTCCAATACGCTTGACACTGAAACACAAACCAAGTAAAAGGTTAGAAACTAGGTATTGCTTGCATCGACTGGCCTAGCAGACGTTGTAGAGACGATGCGAGCTTGTGCTACAACACGAGGTCAAAATGAGCGTTCGTCCTTCTACCACGCAAGGTATCTGGCGTTCGGGTGCTGATGCGTCGCGTCAAGCCTATTGCGGTTCGATGGTTATGACGGCCCAGTTCTACATTGCTGATGTAGGCCCGGCCTCCACCGCTAACGTCAAAGTTTCCTCCGCTACCGGTGCTCCCGATCTCATCCTTCCGGCCAATGCGGTTGTGATGTCGGTTGTGGTGAGCGCTGTAACGGATGCAGCCGGATCCTTCGATCTCGGCTGGGCTACCGTGTCTGGTGATGCCTCTGACACCGACGGGCTTGTTGATGGCTACACCAGTGCTGTGGGAACGATCACGGTTGGTACGGCTACTGTTGCCGGCAATGATCTTGGTGTCGCTATGGATACCACCGAGAACGTCTACATCACCGTGACGGATGGAACGTCTGGTGGTGGCACAGCATCGGGTTACTTGGTGTACTACGTCATCGACCCGCTGGTTGGCCAGCAAAGCGTCTAATAGGAGGCTGTTATGCCTTCAATGCAGTATGACGTTAAGTCGCAATATGCGGCATCGTCAGGGGCGATGGTATCGGGCAGGGTGCGTCTAAAAGGCGCTACCTGCTCGGCGGCTGTTACTTCTGCTGGATCGGCAATCTTCCTGAACAATGCCACGCTGTCTGGAACGTATGCGCGTTCCACGACAACGGCAACCCTTACGGTAGCTAAACACGATCTGGTGGTGGGCGAGTGGGTGTACATCGACTTTGCGGCCGGTGGACCCACCGATGGGATTTACCAGGTTGTCACGGTTGCTGATGAGAATACGTTTACGGTCACCGTAGCGGATTCTGGGAACACGTCAGGAGATGTCAGCATCTACAACGATGTCTTGTTGCAGCTCACCGTATCGACCGTCAGCAGTTCAACCGTGGTGATTCCCGGCGAGGGTATTCTCGCGGCAGATGGGATTCGGGTCATCCTGAATAACAGTGTCACAGCCACCATCTTCTATGGGTGATCCATGCAAAGCCAACAAAGTTACACGCTCACGGGACGGCGACTCTTCATAGCTATCCCGGCGTATGACTTCAAAGTCACGCTAAAGCTCGCTATCTCATTGGCCCACTTCATGCAGCAAGCGGGCCAATATGGGATTGAGGTGCAGATCGGAAGCATCTGTGGGTGCTCCGTTGTTTCTAGGGCGCGTAACTTGTTGGCTAAGGACTTCTTGGAGTCCGACTGCACGGATCTCTTGTTCATAGATGCTGACATCAACTTTCATGCGGACGATGTGTTTAGGCTTCTAGCCTGGACCTCGGATCCCAAGAAAGGGATTGTGGCGGGCGTTCCCCGTACTCGAAAGACCAACAAGGTCTATATCGCCACCTTGGATCAAGACGATCAGGGGTTGACGATGAACGGTATGGGGCTTGTTCGTGCGACCCGTGTTGCAACGGCATTCATGATGGTGCGGCGAGATGTGTTTGAGAAGCTCGTTGCGAATCACCCGGAATGGTCGTATCGAGATGACAACTCTGGCCGTGATCTACATGCCATCTTTGACTTCAAGGTAACTCCAGAGGGCTACATTGGAGAGGACTTCCTCTTCTGCGATCGCACTCGGGAGTTGGGCTTTGAGGTCTGGATTGATCCAACAATCAAGCTGGGTCACATGGGTGTACAGGAGTACGAAGGCGACTTCGGCAAAGACTGCCTGTATCCCATGATTGTTCCGCAGGCGGCATGACATGGCCAAGAAAGGGATGGGTATTGCGACCTCAGTGAAGTCGGGCAACTTTCGTCCGACAAAGCAGGGCGCTGGCATGACCGAGAAGGGTGTCAAAGCGTATCGCAAGGCTAATCCCGGTTCAAAACTTCAGACCGCTGTGACGGAGGACAAGCCATCTCCGGAGAGGGCAAAGCGGCGTAAATCGTTTTGTGCCCGGTCTGCTGGCCAGATGAAGATGTTCCCCGAAGCAGCCAAAGACCCCAACAGCCGTATTCGGCAAGCTAGACGTAGGTGGAAGTGCTGAAATGAGCGACATCAACCCAAAGGAGTTTGGTGCCTTGGAAGCCGACGTGCGTAACCTGATGACAGAGATTCACCTGCTTCGTCAGGACATGAAAGTCATGCAAGCCACGATCGATCAGGCCAAGGGTGGCATTTGGGTCGTTATGGCGTTGGCGGGAACATTGGGCAGCGCAATCACGTTAGGCGTGAAGCGTCTGTTTGGAGGGTGACGTGGTGCCTTCTAAGACCCGTCGTCAACACATGTTTATGGAAGCCGTGTCGCATAACCCGGCTTTTGCGAAAAAAGTGGGCGTTCCACAGTCCGTGGGGCGTGAATTTGTCCAGGCCGACAAGGGCC